TGCTCTTGCTTCATCTTCAGTACCTACAAGTCTTCTTAGAAGTCCACCTCCAACTACACCTTTATCCATTTTACGAGCAACATTTCTTGCTCCTTTTGATACTGCTCTAGCACCAGCACCAACTGCTCTCTTCAATCCACTCTTAAGTGCTGATCCAATTCTCCCAAGAAGTCCAGGTCTCTTAGATCCTGTTTCTTTTGTGTCTGATTGTGGAGAACTTGCTTGTGGAGAACTTGTCTGTGAGGAACTTGCTTGTGGAGAACTTGTTTGTGAACTATCCCCACCAGAAGAACCTCCTCTACCCCTATCATACCCCTTAGAGAACTCTCTGCCAGCTGCTCTTACCCCTCTCACAGCAGCACCAGCAACATATCCTGCTCCACGAGCAAGTCCCTTTCCAACTTTCTTTACAGCAGACTTTACCTTTTCAAGTCTATTACTCTTAATATCATCTGCTTCTGTTAAAAGAGCAGAAGAGATTTCTATTGACTCAACTAAAACATTTTCAATTTCTTCAACACCATAACCTTCTTGAATACACTCAAAGAAGAACTCTTCAACAACTTCTTCAATTAAGTTATCTGAAAGTAAAAATACTTCAGATTCTGAAAGGTCATCAAAAATACAATCAACATCTTCAATTTCCACCATCTCTAAAAGAGTTCCACCAAGTTCTTCTACTGCCTCACCAAGAGCACCACCAAGATTTGGATTGATTTTGATAAGTTCTTTATTATCGACTTCTTCTTCTTCAATTTTCCCCCCTACTTTTTTTTTTTCTTTGATTTTTTTAGAATCAATAACTTCTACCAATTCAGAAAGGTCATCTCTCCAATCAGAGAAACTATTAAATAGTTTTTTCTGTGAGATTGCCTTACCAACTACTTTGCGACGATTATGAAGATACTTATCTGTTTTAGTATTCTTCTTACCATCATTATTAATATCAGCATCTTCTTGACCTACAGGGTCTAGTGCTTTCTTATAGGCACCGTAAGTTTTTACATTGTATTCTTTTCCATCAGGTCCAATATCAGCAACTTTATATCCAAGTTTTTTCTCAGGAACCCGAATCTTTATCATTTGTTTTTTCTTTGCTTCATCAACAACCTGCTCCAGATAAACCTTGGAAATATCGTTAAGAATATTCATTGACATTTTAATAAGTGCTTTCTTTTATTTTCCTATATTTATTTATGAATTCTTTTATATTACCATAACCTTTATATGGTTTTGTTCCTGATTGTAGATTTGTTTTATCACCCTTCTCAAATCCAGGTGTCATATCCACAGCATACTGGAAATAACCAGAAGTACCAACAAGAGTATTTGGTTTTCCAGGAAGTCTTTCCTTTTTATTCATTACCTTTTCAGTATATTCCATTACATCCTTTATCCAAGATTTAAACATATATTCTTCTTTTGTAAGGCAAATCAAATGATTAGTTCCTCTACGAGTAATTTTACCAACAAGTCCTGTATTTAAATTTTCTATAATATCTCCAATTCTAAAAATATTACCCTTTACATAGTTTTCACGAAGAGTTTGTTGGTCATACTTTGGAGCAATCTGCCATAACTCAACAACTTCTTTTTTCTTTTTCTTTACTCCCATTCCTTCACGAACAGCATCAAAAAGTGCCTGGGCATCAGTATCATTAAGTTTTTTTGGAGTTCCTCTACGAAATGATTCGAAATCATCATTTATAACTGCCTTTCTCATTTTAGACGCAGACATTCCTTCTACACCATCAGCATCAGCATCTACAACTCCTGCTGAAATCACATTAATCATATCAAAGTTATAGAGATTTCCATTATACTTATTAGCAATATTTTCAAATTCTGCCTGACGATCAGAACCAACAATAATATTTACATTTCCATATCCATCTTCATTCGCATTTGTAAGAACATCAAAAATAGATTTCATATTAGAATCACTAATAATATTATCCTCATAATTTGGAAACATTTTCTTCATAAATGATATTTTCATATCAGGGTCAAGTGGATTTTTCTTGGGGTCTTGTGTTCTTGATGGATAAATCTTAAGGTCTCCACCCATTGATGCTCTTTTTGCAGTACTTAAAAGTTTTTCGTGTCCAACTGTTGGTGGATTAAAACGACCAAAAGCAATGGTTAATGTAGGTTCCACCTCATCTGGTTGCTCCTCTGGTTGCTGCTGTGGTGCTCCTAATGAGGGTTGTGGAGCAGGTTGTGCTTTTACCTTTGAAGTATTTTTTGCTTGAGGTGCTGCTGCTGATTTCTTTTTATCTGCGGGTTCTTCAGCACCCTTTGGACTTCTTTTCCCAGTAAATTTAAGTTCTCCATTTACAGTTCTTGCTATTATTTTTCCAGAACGATCAATCCATCCACCATGACCATCTCCAGTATATCCAAGTTTATGAGCTTGCATTGCTGCTTGAGATTCTGCTGCCTCAGATAGAAATTGAAAGAAACTCTTCATATTGTTTATTTGTATACCTTTATTTATTGTAATACCATTCAACAAATTCCCTTCACACACGAATTAAAATAACCCACTCAATAAAATCAAGTAGGTTATAGAAATCTTTTTTTTTAATTTGTGGAAGATTGTTGTCTCTGGATCAGTGCTTTTATAATTTCTTTTTTTAATGTTTCACGATCTTGCTCTTTAAATCTTTTTCTTTTTTGAGCCTCTGTAGAGGATATTCTCTGTTGTATTCTCTGCTGTTTAAGCATCTCACGTCTTGATTCAATATCTTCAACAATAATACTTTCTCTCCAATCCTCACTCATATTTCCCATAATCGCAAGTGCTGCTTCTTGAGTATCAGCATAACCTTCAGTAATTAGATACTCAAGGATTACATCAAATAAATCTGGTTCATAAGAGGCATTGATATTTTTATTTCTATTATAAGTTGCTCTTACGGCATCAAAAGATACTCTATCTTTTTCTTTTTCATCATCAGGAAGATCTGAATATGGAGTATTAGCAAGTCCTGTTCTTCTTTCTTTTTTCTCTGGAGTTTGGTCTGTACTTGTTCTTGCAGTATCTGCCCATCCTCGGTGAACTGCGTCAGCACCTGCTTCTCTTGAAGTTCCACTACCACTTCTTTCACCTCTTCTAATCGCGCGTAGAGAAGCAGCAGCAGAAGCACGATTTGCTGCTCTACCAAAAGAATGCTTATCTCCAGTTGCTCTACCGTACCCAAATCTAGAATTTAATGCAGCATCGGATGCTTTTTCATATTCACTATCTTCCTTTTCCATAATATTACCATAAACATCCAAATATGCTTCTTGTAGATTGCGAAAGTCTTGGGAATTCATTTATCTAATACTTTTACATTTATTTATAAAAAAACTCTTTATAATTTGTAATTTTTAACTTGTCAGTAAAGTTTTCCGTGAGGTCCAAATTTTGGACCTTTTCTAATAGACAACCAGAACATATCAGTCCAAAATTCTTCATATTTTTGATTTGGTTTTAATGTAAGGACCTGATAAATAAAATCCAATTGCATTAATTTACTATTTGCTATATGTAAGTTCTGTTTAGATGAAGAAAATAAACTTTGAAAGTTAGAAATAAAATCCTCTTTTTTTTGAATATTAGTAGTACATGATTTTTTAATTTCTTCAAACATTGAAGCATATTTATCTTTTGATTTTTCAAATTGTTCCAAATTCATTGGATATTTTTGATATTTATTATCAAAACTTAATTTATTAATTTTTAATAAATCTATAACTTTATCGACTTGTGCTTTTCCACCTCTCGCAGAAGAAGATTGTACTGGACTTCCTTCAAACTTTAAATTGCTAAACTTAGATGAACCACTATTACTTTTAATTTGAAATTTATATTTTGCTCCAAGAGTAATGGACAAATCTTCTGTACCCAACACAATTTGTCCTCCTTTATTTTTTGAAGATAAATCAAAGTTAAGTTTAATACCAGATTTTGGAGTTGTATATTGTTTTTTTGCTCTTCTTAATGTTCTTTGATTTCCAATTCTAATATTAACTTCTTCAAATATAGCTTTTTTGCCTGATACCTTCTTTAAGGATATACCAACAACTCTTTTTTCTTTAAATAATTGTCTCAATATATCATTCAATTGGTCTATTGTCTGCCCACTAGTAGTTCCGCTTTTTCCAATATGTTGATCTATTTCATTTTCTACTTTTTGTTTATCTTTAACTAACCAAATATCAACAGGAGACCAATCTGCGATTTTTGTTATTCCCAAACTTTTTACTTTATCTTCAATAAAATTTCTAAAAGATTCAGAACCTCTATATTTAAATACATCCCAATCTGTACTTGCGTATATATCAAAAATTTTTTCTTGTTGCTTTAAATATGACTGCAACCAATCATATGGAATATCGCCCCCAAATATTTTTTTTAACTCATCATAATCTTTATCATTTTCAATACCTTTTACAGTCGTATATACTTTATTTCTATCGGTATTTCTTACAACTTTATTAAAAATCCAAACAGATGCTTTTTCTTGCTGTGATGTTGATGGATTTGTATTTAATGTACTTCTTTTTCCTTCTATTAAATCTTTATTTTTATCATAACCAGCATCCATTCTTGCGGCAACATCTGCATTTTCCATATAAAAAACCCCCTTTCTTATATTTAGAAAGGGGGAACTCTATAACTATTATGGATTTTTTTTATCTTTTCTTCGACGGATTCCTATGTTGCTTTAACTCTATACTCAACTTCATCTCTTCTTGAAAGTTCTGTAAGAATTTCAGCAGCAATAACTCATAGTTCCGAAGAATGTCTATGATTATAAGGTCAGGTTGTTGTATTCATAAATCTCCTTCTACACGATTTTCAGATTTATAAACAGAGAAAGTTCCTTCTGGATACCTTGCCGATAGTTTTTGATAGTTTATTTCCATTAGTTCCTCAAAGGTAGTATCAAGAGCAATACAAAGTTGAGACATATACCAGAGAATATCTCCTGCCTCTTTTTTCATATGGATAATGTTTTCTTCGTTATATGGTTTTCCTTGTAAAAATATTTTTTTGATGATTTCAGCAAGTTCTCCTGCCTCGGCACTTACACCAAATGCAGCAGTCATAAGACGTGAGACATCAGCATCGTGAGTTATTTCAAGTTCTGTAAGACGAGTAACAAGTGCTGCGAAATCACTACTCGCAGGACTTGTAGTTTCACGAACAAACTCAATATATTTTTTTGTATCTATATTAGACATTAGAATTTAAATCCCTCAAAAGACTTTTTTAATTTTGGTTTAGTAGATTCATCTTCACGAGTATCAACATTACCAGAATTTATAATATCATTTTGAGCATCTTGCTCTACATTATAAAGTCTCATTTTTGACCTGTCTATTCCCAAGACGAACCTCTTATATTTATCAGTTGCAGCATATCGGTTCTTAAGTTGTTTGACCAGAATTTGCCCGAGACCTTCAAGTTCTTCTGTGCTAATAAGGGCAAACATAAGGTCAG